TGCGTTTAGAGATTTATTCTTATAAATCTGTTCTTGCTCTATATTTAGTTGATTAAAGAAGTCTGGATTACCATCATTTAATTTAATCGTATCCTGTAATTGTACCTTGTAAGATGATAGGTCAGCAGCACCTGATTGTATACCTTTTAAAGTTACATATTGTACTGCCTTGACCGTATCATTTACATCTTTTAATGTCTTCTCTAATTTAGCGATTATTCTTTTTACTTTTACGTTTACGCTATCAATCTCGTCATTCTCCTGTCTATCATCGCCAACTGCCTCATCATCCACAGCTTCTTCATTATTCGTCTCCGTCTCCGATCCTTCTGTTTCCGTATCTTCATCCATAGAAGATTCCTCTGTATTAGTTTCTCCTGTTTCCTCTGTCTCCATTGATTCCTCACTAGTATCCTCAGTCGTTGCATTTGTCTCGGTGTTAGCATTTGATGTCTCCGTTGATTCTTCTTGTATTTCTTCTTCTTTCATTTCTTCTTCTTTGACTTCTTCTTGTGGACTTTCTTCAGTAGCTATTTCTTCTTCATTGGTGATCTCCTCTTCTTTGACTTCCATTTCTATTTTGCCTTCTTCCATTTTCATAGTTGTACCTGCAGGCATAAGTTCTTCAAATTCTTCTTCTATAATATTAGCTGCTTCTTCAAAAAATTCTTCTTCGGTAATACTTTCTTCTATCAATGCAGTTTGAAATTCTTCCATAAGGTTTTCTTCTACTAAAATTTCCATAAATGTTTCTTCAAATGTAACTGCTAATTCTTCAAATGTTATTTCTTCTATCTCTAGTTCTTGTAAAATAGGTGTTTCAAATTGTAATTCTTCTAGTTGTTCAAGGTTGATTTCTTCCATATTCTCTAAAAGATACTCTAAATCTTCTTGTGCTGATTCTAATAATTCGTTTGTATCTTCTAGTTGTTCCTCTGTTTCTTCGGATATAGGTGTGTAAGTAATATCTAATAATGTAGCAGTTAAACTTGCACCTAGTAAGTTAGGACCTACAGGACTATTAGAATTAGGACTATTACCATCTATACCTTTCCATTGCCAATCCCACTTTCTACTACCTGTGTCTGTATATGTTGCTGTGTCTGTATATGTGTGAGTGTTACTTCTATAACCAGCGTCATTGTTTCTTGTAAGTGTAGTTATAGAAAGAACATTGTCGTTCTCGTCTAGTATTTTTATTGTTGTTGAAAAGGAATCTCTACCAGGTGTCGCTTGACCACATTGATATGATGAACCAGACCATTCACAATTCTGTACTTCAGTTGTGGCGTTTAAGGTTACACCACCATCTAAAGATGTTTCTGTTGTTGTAAATGAAACGCCTGATTGTGTTGTTGTTGAAATATTAACAAGTGAACCTGAGGCAGATACGGTACCAGTACCTTGTGCTTCTAGTTCATTGTAGTTTGCTGAGTAGTCGGTAATGCCATTAAGTGTGAAACCAGTTGATGAATCTATACCGTCTATTGTACTATTGGAATTTTGTGCGTTGGTATTTACACCATCACCTGCGTTAGGTAATAGGTTACCAGATGTGGCAGTTTCTGCTAGACTATTTACGCTTACTAAAGTTGTAAGGGTTAATATCGTCAGCGAAACTATCAATGATTTTATATAGCTTGTAAGGTACATATGTTAAAAGGGCAATCCAAGCAATAATGTAAAGGGTATATACTTCCATATTTTTCTCTCTACTTTGGGGAGTTAGTTTTTTCTGTTTTAACTCCTTTTAGTTCATTCATTTCGTCAATTAGTTTTTGTTTCTCAGCCGCAACTGCGTCTAATTCAACTTGTTGTTTAGATAATTCTTCGGCATTCTCTAACATTTTCTTTTCGTATTCTTTTTCTAATTTCTTATTTTTTCTTTCAATGTATTTCAAATCTTTTGTGTATTGTTCATAATCTGGTCTTAACTTATCGTATTTCTTCCACTCTTTAAGAGCTGCGTCACCTATCTTACCATTGTAAGGACAAGGCGTACCTGATTGTATCATTGCGTGGAAAACTCTTTCGTCTTGGCATAGTATTGATACAGCAGCCACTTTCATGCCTAGATCGTTCAATACTTTACTTAATTTAATTCTTTCACAATTCTCGTCTGTCTTATATGTGCCACCTGAAAAACCTATACCAAACTTTTGAGCACCTATTGATATGCCCACTACACAAAGGTCTTGTGACATTGCTGACATTGATGGCGCTGACGCTGAATTGACTACCCTACTATCGCCTGAATATGCGTTTGTAGTATTTGTAGTTGTTGTATTTGATGATGAACCACTTTGATATGTGGTTGTTGATTCTTGCGAATACCCACCTGATATAGTGGTATTACTTCCACTCGTATTTGTTTGAGAGTTAGTTGTCGCTCCAGAGTTTGTAGTGTCAGCCCAAATAGGCGTTGCGCCTATCATTACGAAGAATAACAAAAAGATTAATAATCTTTTCATAGTTATCCTTTTAAGTTCTATTAGTATTTATAATTCTATTTCTTATCACGCCACTTATCATAGCGTTTATTATATGATTGTATTGATCTGTCCATAATGATTGCAAGTGCGACAATTGATAACCCACTTATTACACCCAATCCTAAGTATCCATTACCTATTGCTTGCATAACTTGTGCTCCTAAACCTCGTACTCCAATCATACTAGCAATAACAACCATTGCTAATGCCATCATAACCGTTTGATTTACACCGCCAAGAATAACATTACGTGCTAAAGATAATTCAATAAGTCTTAAAATATGTAAAGGTTTTAATCCTAATGCTTGCGCTGTTTCTTTTAAATTTTTATCAACTTCTCGTAGGCCAATGTTTGTAAATCTAATTACTGGAGGTATAGCATAAACACTTATAGCAATTAAACCTGGTATTTTGCCTAGTCCAAATAACATTACAACAGGAATTAGATATACAAATTGTGGTATAGTTTGCATTAAATCTAGTATGGGTAAAATGATTTTGTGTGCTAAATTATTTTTTGCCATTAATATTCCTACAGGAATACCAATAACTATACAGACAAGGGTAGAAACAAGTACGATGGCTAGTGTTTGCATTGTGTCTTCCCACATGCCAACTAAACCAATTAAGATAAAACTAATTAAGGAACCTAGTATTAGTTTCCAGTTTTGTGTTGCTTTCCAAAGTAATAAACTTATTATACATAAAAATATATACCAAGGTGTAGCAATTAATAATTTTTCAAAGTGAATAAGTAACCAAAGAATTGGGGAGAGCAGTTCTGTAAACCATTCACCCCAATTACTAGCAAACTCCCTAAATGCACTATCAATATACTTCTTAAAGCTTGTGATAGTATCTCTATCTAAAGAGGGGAAGTTCAAAGTGTATCACCTTATTTTAAAGACGCCTTAACTTTTTTAGCGGCTTTAGGTGTTACCCATTTTGTCCAGATTTCAGGATGTGTATTTAAAAAATACAAAGCAGAATCTTCTGCTGTTGCTTGATTATCTTCTATCCATACTAACGTATTAGTGATTAAACTACCACTAAATGTTCTTTTAGATACATAATCAATTACTTCCTGATCAAGGCCTGGTGTAATAATAGTTCCTGTTTCAGACGCTGGCCATTGTGTTGGTTGTGGATTATCACACATTTCATCTTTCAAAGAAATACATTTAAGCCAGTTATCTTCACCAGCAAATCCTACTTCAGATGAAAGAGGTCCTACTAAATTTAAACGACCTACAAATGATGTAGGTGTCCAATAATAACCAAAGGCACCTATTCCTTTAGTTACAGAACCTTCCCAATGAGCATTCAAGCCTGTACCTGAACCTGGTTCTAATATTTTCCAACCTTTTGCTTCCATGTCAAAAGCTTTAAATAGGTTTAGATTTTTTTGTTTGCAAGTCCAACCTTCAGGACAAGTTACAAGTGCACCTTTACTTGAATCTTCAGGATGTGGAAATAAGTCTGGACGTGCTAATACGTCTTCAATAGTATTAAGACCATGCTTTTCTGCAATATCTTTTGGAATGAACCAACCTTCACCTGCACCTTGTATAACACCATCTGTTGTTAAAACAAGAGATCCATCGTCAAGTGCTTTAAGAGCACCATCACCAAGTGATGATATCCACATCTCTCCAACTATGTTAGGTGAGCCTGTTGCCATCATTGCTTGAATAGTAGCGTCAATGCCACCTGGAACGATTTCAGTATCGTGTCCATAACCATGTTTTAAGATATAAGAATCAATGTAGGCTATCATTGATCCAGATTGCCAATTTAACTCGCTGATTTTGATGTTATCAGCTTTTGCAATTGTTGAAAATACTGCGATAAGCATTACACTTATCATAGTCTTTATATAATGTTTCATTATAACTCCTCATTATTAATTAATAATTATTATTATATATGTTAATACTAACATACATCTTACGTATTGTCAAGCGTCAATCAACTATTCGTAAACTTTTTTTCTTTCGTAAGCTTGTTCGTGTCTGCCAAGTATTTCAAGTATCTCCCAACTTCCGTCTTCTTTTACTCTTACCTTAGCGTCAACTTTATCACAGGTCATATTAAATACACCGTCTTTGTTTTGATCTTCTCGGTATTTCTTTTCTGCCTCTCTTTTATTCTTTAAGCAGTTCATTAAGTTTTCACTTGCTACATGATCTACTAATTTTCTTGTACCGTCTTCAGTAACTTCAAAGATACAAACTGCAAATACAACACCATTTTCTGGTTCTGATTCAGAAGCAGCGTGTTCTTCTTTCATTATTGTGACGTGTTTATGTTTCTTCTCTATAGGGCAAACTTGATGGCCGTCATCACCACAACCTGTGCAATCTGCAAATGCTAAACTTAAACCACCTAACAATATGATAAATGTTAATAGTCCTGCTAGTAAATATCTACCTTGCATTAGTCAAGTACCTTCAATAGTCTTATGCCGTATTTAGATTGTTTATCTTCTTGTAGTAACGCTTTTACTTTTTTACATGTGAATACAACTCTTTCACCGCCAACTTCTCTACTTGCTACTCTTTTAGATTTTAAGCATTGACTTATGTTTTCTTTGTATACCCACTCTATCATTTTACCATTTAAGTGTAAAAGTAAAGCGATCACTCCATCTTTTTCGTACTTCTCTCCACCAACATATAGTTTGGCACCAGAAGCATTTGACAATAGTAAGCATAGTACCAATGGTACTGCTATGATAAATGCCAATAGTGATGATCTGTCTTTTTTCATTATTGTGTTGTTTTCCCGTTTGAATAGATTATATTTCTATTACTATCCTTTAATTTCTCAACATCATCTCTAAGGATCTTTACGTCCTCTTGTAATCTTTTAATGTTGACACCGTTGTTCATCATGTCTTCCATACTCTCTTGTATCTGCTCAAGCTGACCAGCAATGTGTTCAATCAACATGAATTGCTCTGAATCAGCAGGTGGTGAACCTAACTCTCCTCTAGGCCACTTAATTCTAAATTCGTTATTTTTTTCTATGTCAGCACTTAATGTTTCATTAAGTTGGTTTAAATCTTTTTCTGATAATTGTGCTTTAGTTTCAAGCATTGTGATACGCTCTAACACACCGAAGTATGCCCAAACACCAACAGCGACTGCTGAAATAATGGCCAATAAGTTTTTCATTGGCATACTGATAGCAGTAGATTCTGATATATCAAGTCTATTTTTCATTTTTGTTCTCTAAATCACCTTCGTAATACTCTTTATATTTATCTAATAAATCATTTGTAATCTTCAATTGATTCCTAATTTGTGCAAAATTCTTTGCCAGAAGTTCAAAATCTTTATCTGTAAGACCCCATAACACAGGATCAATGCCTTGTTCCTCTAGTTTTTTAAACACTTCTTCGGCATTGTTAGATGTGATAATAATCCAACGTAAATTCTCTAATTCTAAAGGTGTGGGCTTGTTCAGATTGAGTTTTTCACGCTCAACCTCTTGTTTAAATATCTCTAACTGCTTTACTCCCGAACAACTAGTAAGGGACGTAATTAGGATTAGCGATACTAGGACATTCAGAATTAATCTGTGACTTCTTTGTAGCATTCTTTTCATCTTCAGTTAATGGTGATCCACTAGCAATCTCTACACACCTCATTGCCAATGCACTTGCACCGTTTGTAATTCTTTCAATAGACTTTGTTTTAGCAATTGCAAGTTTGCCAACATCTCTATTCTTTTTGTTAAATCTTTTATCTAAATCATCAAGGTCTTTTTTCAATACACTCACTAATTCATTCATCTTATTATTAGCGTCTAGTATCTCCTGAAAATCTTTCTTTTGATTTGCGATCAGCTCTTTTTGAGAGCTGACCGCTTCTTCTAATTTCATTTGGTTCGCTTTTAAAATAGCATTGTCTGATCTTAACTTCATCACATACATACCTGCGCCTGCGATACCTGTTATTAACAAACCAACCATTACTATTTTAATTGAACCAAACATATATTACTTCCAGAATACTGCTTTAGATTTTACCCAGTCCCATTTGTCATTTACGAACCAACCTAAAACAAATCCTATAATTATACCTAATGTAAAAAACATATTAGTCTCCTATCTTTGCGTTTCTTTTTCTATGTCCATTCCACGCAACCCAGCCACCTAATCTTAATGACCAGTATGCCAGATGATTCATTGTATAGAAACCATTTACTTCAATATTAATATCTCTAAAAATTCTATCTGAATCTTTTTGATTTACTAACATTAAAGGTGCGCCTTCCTCACTTGGTTTACAAGCAGCATATTTGTACATATAATCATGTACAAGACCACCAATTAATAATACACCAACTGGTGAGAAAAACGTTCTTAAAAATTTAGGGATACTTGCACCATCAAATGTAAAACCTGCTGGTATTACATAGTCAATACCATTGATGTTATAGTGCCAGTCTTTAGTTATCTCCCAATTTCTAGTTGCAAGTAACCACATTACTATACCTTTCCAAAACCCTTTGCCTTTTGTTTTGATTGCAATAGGTTTTAGTTGTGGCATTTCTGTATAACTAAAATCTAAATTACTTTTTCTTTTCTTATCAAATAAATTAATTAAAAGTGTTATTAACACTACACCAATTAGAATTGACCATTGCCAAAATTTCATTGCTAATGCTATTATAAGTTCCATATTAGTCCTTACTTTTTTTGTTTTTATTTATATATGATTGATAGGCCTTATGTGCCTGTCCCAAATCTTTTTTCTTTTCAGGATCTTTTGCTCTTTGACTTGCTACTTTTGCTCTTTGTGACATTGCAATCGCAGCCTGCATTTTGTGAGCATGTGTTCTACCTGAATTTCTTATCTTACTTAAAGATTGTTTTGCTTTCTTCTTATCTGTAAAACCTAGACCATGTATTGTACCTTTAGGGTCTTCGTCTGTATATAAGTCACTATGTTTATCTGACTTTGCTTTCTGACCTGGTTTTCTAGGTATTCTTTTAGTGTCAGCAGTAACCATAGGTTTGATTGTACCATGACCTGCACCTTTATAAGCAGCTGACATTGCAGGCATTGTTGTTGCATATCTTTTATTAGGAAAAAACTGAGCACCACCTAGTGACGCCATAGGTTTCATTGTATCGCCAGGATAAGTGCCAAAACCTCTAACATATTCTCTCATTTCTTTAAATGATTTTTTCTTACCAGCACAATGTGCCTTTTGAGAGAACCCTTTTGGATTATCACAATCTATTGATTGTTTATATTTTTGTGACCAACTACTCATATTTTGTCAATAAAGATGAAGCAATCTTATTTCTGTATTCTTCCGATACCGTTTCTGTAATTTCAGTATCTACAACATATCTAAATGCTCTCATTCCGAATTGTTCAGTATAAGTGCCTTTTTCTTTTTTTGATTTTATGTTATTTACAATAGGTTTAATTTGATTTTCTTCTATCTCTTGGTTTGAACAAATTTTGTTTATAACGTTTTCTAATTCTATTCTATTGTAATCTTCTCTTTTTAATAAACCTAAAATAGTTTTTTTCTTTTTCTTTACATGTACTCCTGGTTCATGTGCAGGTGGCATTGCCACTGCTGAACCATCACCTACTGCATTTGCAGGTGCGTCTTCTTTTACTTCTTCAGTAGTCATAATTGCTTTACCACCTTTTGCAATTACTGACTTCATAAATTTTTCTGCTTCTGCTTTATCTCTATAAAAAGCATTTGCAATCTTACCACCTTTTTGCATTGCAAACTTAACTGAATATCTTAATGTAGAAGCTGCTATTTGTTTATCTTTGTTTTTAAAATCTTGGTAGTCTTTTTCTAACTTATCTTTTCTTTTTAAAAGTTTTTCTCTACCTACTACAGCCATCTGTTTAGGATCATTTTGAATATCTTGTAGTGCTTTCCTCTTTGCTCTATAATCATCATCTGAAGAAACACTTTCTTTAGGCACACAATTAGGAACCATCTTGCCGTTTTTCTTTTTCATACCAACAGCATGGTATCCTGCCCAGCATTTTTCTCTTAATTGTTTAAAACTTATCATAGTCTTATCCTCTCTATATTATCTTCAGATACCATAACTTTTTGTTTTGTATCTTCGTTGATAACATGATATAAATTTACACCGAAATAATTATCAAAAGGTTTTTGATTTTCAGTTGTATATACAATATCGCCTACTTCAGCAGTAATATTACCATTTAAATCTTCTAACTGATCTGTTACAATATACTTACCTTCTTGTAAGAAATCAAACCCAACAGATTCATTTATATCGTCTAATTTGATTAAGTCATTTTCTGAAAGATGTTTATATAAATCTCTTTCTAACTCAACCATATTTAAATCTTTACCTTCTTTCAATAACAAACCTAGAGCAGCAGCATATGTACCTAGTTTAGTTTTACCACCTGGTACAACATTGATAAGTCTTTTTAAATTAAAAACAAATCTATGTAACAAAGTGTATGCTTCTTTTTCTTTAGCAGTCTTTAACGTTCTTGCTTTTCTCAATACTTTACCATTCTTATCAATAATACCTAAAGCATACGCAGGTTGTTTTTCAAAAGGTGTAACTAACATCTTAATTACCCTATACGTTATTAATAAATCTATTGCTCTTCCCATTATAATTTCTCCAAACTTGATAACAAAGTTTTGTTAATTTTCACGTTTGGCAATTCTTCTTCTTTTAATATGTTTAAGTATTGTAAGAAAGTCTTTAATACAGACCAGTATTCTCTTTCAATCTTAAACAATAACAAAGTCGCAGCTGCCTCATTACCAAATACATTTGTTAAAACAATTATGTGATTTAAAACTAATCTAGTTTTTAATTCACCTGTTGTTTTGTATTTACGAAATAGACGTTTAAGATATTTAAATCTTTTCACATCTTCATAAAACTCCTGTTCACTATCTAAATTAGGAACATTGTAGTTTTTTATGGCGTAAAATAACCAATTCTTCTTTGTTATCTTATCAAACATTAGCCAAGCTCTGCATAAACTTTTACAGCGCCGTTCTCTAATGTTTCGTATCTACCTTTTAGTTTTAACTCTTTACCAACTTTATGTGTTATACCATCATCATTTATATCACTACCGTCAGTATCTTTACCGAAACGACCACCATTAAAACTTAATCCGCTCTCAAAAGTTCCTTTTTTATCATTAATTGTTATTGAGTCTTTTAACTGAACACCAATTGTTCTTAATCTAGTTTCTAATTGAGATAGAGCAGCCTCAGGCTGTATATACTCTTTATCAGCAATAGATCCAACAAAAGCGTTCACTCTTTGTAAGATTGCAGGTTCATGTATATTGTGAGCACCCATTGATCCATCTTCTACTGAATCTTGGTGTGGTGTGCCAACGCCATATGTACCATGCTCTTTTATGTGTTGTTTAAACGTTTTCATTTGTTTCCTCTTTATCCTCTTTTTTATTAGGATTCTTTGTTAAAATTTCAGATATTACTTCTTCTTTAACTTCTTCTTTTTTAGGTGCAGGACTTTTCTTTACGTAAGGAACGCCACCTGCGCCATATCTAATTACTTCATCAGACATCTTTTTCTCCTTTTTTTACTTCGTCTTTTAATTTCTTAAAAGTTTTGCCTGCCAACAGGTCTTCTTCAGCGTCATGTACTTCCGCTTCTTTTATTTTATCAAACTGACTTTCGTTTGGCGTATTGTCAGAAAGATTTTCTAAAAAATCATCCCTATCTTCTTTCATTTATCACTCTCGTTCAATAGTTGAGCGTCTTCTTTTTTTTCAATTTCTAAACTAGCTGGTTTAGCAGGACCATCTTGTCCTAGAACCCTCTCCATTTTTATTAGTTTGTCCATTTGTTGTAGTGCGCCATGTACAGCATTCAAATTATTTCTCATTTTTTGTGTTTCGTTTTCAACGGTTTTAATTTTTACATTCAACTCGTCAAAAGTTTTTGCTAACACGACTCTTTCTTCTTCTAATTGTTTTACACTAATTCCCATAATATCTCCTTATAATATATTAAGCAACAACGTAACCGTTACCTGCGATCACATTCCATTTTGCATTTTTAAATAAACATGTTACCGTTTCGCCTTCAGCATTCAAAGTAATAGTAGTACCACCACGTAAGTTAGTTGGTGTAATTACTACGTTGTTTGTACCAGAAGTTGATACGTTAATAAAAGTCTTAACTTGTCCATCAGTACCATCTGCTAATGAAATAGCACCAGTTGCTGAAGTAGCGTTGATTTCAGTTATTGCTGAAGTTACGTCTGCAACCTGTGATGAAGCGTCAGCAGTAATTGCTTGTGAAGCTTGTGATAAACCTATATAAGAAGGTATATTGTTAACCACATTTTCTGCTGATATTTTTTTATTGATCGGAGTACCACTTGGGTCATCCACTACGTGAAACAAGTCAGCTGCTGCTAACGAGTCACCTAAATCGGTCAATGCCGTTATTTTTTTGTCTGCCATTTTTATCTCCTATTAACCCTTTCGGGAATGCTACTCTAGGTATTTGCCTAGATCACTTTGTTCATATAGTATATATAAGGGCACTTTGAGCGCCCTTATATAGTATTCGTTATTAACTTGATACCGTTTTACTTACTGCAACACCACTAGCATAAGTTAGTGTAGCTGCAACCGTATTACCTGCTGCCGCTGCTGCTGTATCGTTGATAGTACCACCATTAAGTGCTAATGTTGATACCGTCAATACGTCTGTATTACCAATACCAGCAGATGTTTTTCTAAATCTTAACTGGTTAGCAGTAGACTCACCTGATATGTAAGCAAGTGTTAAGTTACCATATCCACCACCTGAAGCGTCATTATTAGTGACCGTTAATTGTGGCGAACCTGTTACCGTTACTTGTTCGTCAAATGTAATCTCTACATCAATTTGTGCGTTAGCGTCATTCGCTGTAAAGTCAGTATTCGCTGTAGTACCAACTACGAATCTTGTTCTCGTAATAGTTGGTGTTCTCAATCCTGTTGTTGCTGAAGTACCTGCAAGACCACCGATTGCAACCAAAACTTCTGGTTGAGCATTTACGTTGTCATTACCTGAACCCTTGGTTCCAGCAGCTCTTACCCAACCTTGATTAGTTGCGTAAATGTCGCCTCTATTGTCAGGTGCGTTTTCATCAACAGGTGCAAATTTTGGCTTGTTATCAGCACTAGCGTGTGCTTTTCCCCATGAGCTCATATTTGTTTCTCCCTATTCTTTTAAATAATTAATTAATTATTGTTATATAACTAGTACTATTTATAAGATTAGAAGCCTAACTTTTTAAGTTCAGATATAGTTTTTGATGTGTTTGTGTGATGAATTGCCTTACCACCTGCATTGATAAACTCTCTTACGTTTTTCTCGTAATCATCAATCAGAATAGAAGGACTACCTTTTTTAGCAAAGAGTTTCTTCTCTTTTCTTCTTACAAGGTTAATCTTTGAACGATTTGACATACCTGCGTTTCGTCTTAACCATTCAGTTTTACCAGGTATACAATTAGGATCAAATGACTCTTCTACATATGCTGATAATATATGTGGATCAAATTTAGATATATAAGACCACAATTGTTTACCACCTGACATCCAAGGTAGAGTTGACCAGAAGTTCTTTTTTGCTTTAATCAAAGCCCATTTCTCTTTTGAAGATGGTATATTCATCCATTTATTAATGGACATACCTGTAGTTCTTTGAGCACCTGTTTTAAAGTCTGCAAGTACTCCGTCCATATCGCAATATATGATAGGTTTAGTCATAGTGTTTTCCTTATACTATTATACTATCATATAATAGTGCCTTTGTCAATTGACAAAATGTCGCAACTAGATAGGTTTAGCACTAGGTTCTACATCTACTGCACCAGCGTCTTTACCAGTAGCAGTTTTACCTTTGTCACCTAGTTTGATAATCTTTGTTTCTGCTCTTAAAGATTTAAAATCTTTCTTTTGATCTGTCTTCTTCATAGCAGCGTCTTTTTTATCTTGGTTAATTTTCTCACCATGATCGTCTTGTGTTACAGCTTCTTTCATTGCCTTCTCTAAATCTTTTGCTTGACCAGCATGAGCGTCACTTGCCTTTTTAAGTTTGCCTATGATCTTTTGTACTTTAGGTTCATCTTCTTTACCTAAATCTTCTTTCATTGCTTTAGAAATTGCAGCTCTTCTTTTGTGAAGATACTTGTCTGTAGAATCTGTATCACCATCGTTGTCAATGTCTTTATCTTTTCTGTCGTCAAACTTTTTCTTAACAGCGTCTTTATTTACTGGATCTAATTTACTCTCAATAAGTTTGCCTGCAAGCTCTTCTATTGATCCTTTTTTAGTTTCAAAGTATTTTTTTTCTGTTGATAGTTTAACGTCAGGTGTGTATGTTGCGTTAATTGTAGGTTGTTCAGAAGCAATCGTATTGATTTTTTCTTCTACACTACCTTTCTTTGTGTCAAAGTATTTTTTTTCCATTATTTACTACTCCTTACTTTCTTAGCTAAATCTTTATCTGCACCACCCCATGTACCAGATGATTTAGTTACAAAACTATTTACTCTAGCCATTGCCCATTGTTGAGGTGTAGTACCTGGTCTATGACCACCTTTCCACGCAGCCATTCCTCTGTTATATACTTGTTTAAGTATTGAGTAAGGCATACCTGTTTTATCTGCTTTCTTTTGTAACCCAGCAATTTTCTCATATAATGCTTTTGCTGGATGCTCTTTACTTTCTCTTTTATTTTTAAGTTGATCCATTTTCATTTGTATGTTCTCCAAGTCGTTCTTTGTAATTGCTATTTTAGTTTTATCATTAGGGTTACCAACGTCTAAATCTCTTAATTTAGTTTGTAATCTCATTTGACTAACTCTCATTTTAGCCATTCTTTCAGAGTCAGTTAATTCTTCTTTCATTGAACCAGCATGTTTCATATCACCAACTTTTCTTCTACTTGCAACACTTCTTGCCATATTAGATACAAAGTTAATGTTTGCTTGTGCAAGTTGCATTAATGTATCTGTAGAATATTTGTCTAAAAAGTTCTTTAATGTTTTTACTTTTTCAGGTGACATAAGTTTTATCTCTGCCCAACTATCTTTTAATTTTTTAACTTGAGCAGGACTCATTGCCTCAAGCATATTAATTGCTACATCTTCTTTCTTTAATATTGCTTTTGCAATTTCATGGCCTTTTTCTATAGTCTTTTTCTCTAAAGGTGGTTCGTCATTCATTTTCTTTTTAGCAACTGACATGCCTATAGCATAAGCGTCATCTTTGCCTTCTTTAAACTTAACGTTACCTCTTAAAGTGTCTTGTGTAATTTCTATCTCTTTTACACCATCTCTCTTTAATTGATCCATCTTTGCTTGTGCCTTTTCTTTTGTTTTAAAAGGTACTGCAAATCTTTTTTTGTTTAGTGGATCTCTATATCTTACTACATGAACAAGTGTAAATTCTTTTAAACCTTCACTTACAGCTTTACCTGTTTGTAAAATACTTGATATATTATCTTCTAAACTACCTTTAGTTGCTTTTTCAGCAGAGTCAATTCTTCTCATTAATTCTTTTTCTGCTTTTTTCTTTGCGTCTGCCATATCTTTACCACTTGCTTTGATAGTGCCTTCGTATTCTTTAAAAGAGTCACCATCGCCTGTTATTTTGTAATCTGGCATAGATAGTGTAAAGTCATAATCAAATGCAAACGTTTGCTCGTTAAGTACGTGCCATGATTGTCTGTATCTAGTTGTCATTAGTTATTTACCTTTGCTCCCGCTCTCCATTGATAACAAGACCAATATCTTGCTTTCCATTTAGGTCCTGGATTATCGCAATTGTGTCTTGCTCTAAAGCTTCTTCGTCTTGCAGGATCATCTCTCTTAATACTTAATCCTGTTGTATCACCAAATGATACTTTGACTACGTTGCCTTTTTCGTTTTTAGTATATACGTAAAATTTCTTACTACCACCTCTGATTGGGTCGTTTAGTTTTACTTTTTTACCTTGGTATTCTGCTTCAGTAATTGTAGATGGTAATACTCCCCACTCGTTTACTTCTTCAGCAAATTCTTTAAATGGCATTTTGAAGCCTTCAGAAGCACCTAAATCTTTTCTCATTTCTGCTTTAGATTTATTGTACTTTCTTTGGAATTCTTCTGGATCTAAACCGCCTTCGTCCTTAGATTTAAGGTCTATTGCGATTTCTTTCATTCTACCTTCTTGCATATTACTATTTGTATCAATCACTTTATTGAACATTTTGTTATATGTTTCTTCAATTTTAGATTGCCATTCTTCTCCGTATCTTTCCTTATATTTATTAATAGTTTCTTCTTTAGTTGCCCATTCCTCTATGTCTTTTAGTTCAACTTTTTTATTCATCTCTTTTTCCTTTTCAGCGTTTATATTGATTAAGTTATCACTATGTTTGCTAGGGGTATAAGATGTACCTTGAAAGTTAGGTTTGTAATGTTTTTCACCTGGAGTTATTGAAGATGTATATTTCGCATAGTCATGTCCTATATCATAAGACTCAGGTATTCCTGTGTCATTAAATTCATTACCTCTATGTTGAGGTTCTTTTTCATCTCTCTTTGTTTTTAACTCACCATACATTTGTTTGAAACGTTTTGTATGTTTAGATGTTTTAGTTTTTGCTTTCTTATCAGCAGGTGATTGTACATAGGCAGATTTATCACTATCTGATTTCTTACCTTGTTTTTCTAAATGTCTATCGTGTGCTTTCTTATCTTTGTCTGATAATCCTGCAACGTATTTTTTAGGTTGATCCGTTTCTTTATCGTACGGATTCTTTCTTTTCTCCTTCAAGTTCATTGATCTTTCCTCTAATTTTACTGGATAGACAGGTGTTTCCATTATGTTATATAACCAACATTTGTGTAGTTTCATGTCCTCGTCTTCCAATGTAACGTAGTTTGTTCCTCTTCTTATGATAACACCAGTGATATTTGACTCAACGTCATCAACTATATCTCCTACATCATACATTTGCTCTGAAATGTATTTGTCCCTTAATGTCATCTTATCTAACTCCTCTTTTGTAGAGGCAGTTATAAATGGTTTAAATCTTAATGTGCCTTCTTCAATATCATATGAAGCAGCCAACATCATTCCTTTTCTTACATTCTTAAATAAATCTTGTGCCTTTGTTGAGTTAGCAAAGCCAGATGGTAGACCTTTCTTAAATGAATTAAAGTCTTTATCTTTAGCAGCCTGCCTCATTTTACTAGCACTCATACCTGTTGCACCATCAGCGTCTGGATCTCTTTCACCAGCACTTGCAACATTTATACTATCAAAGTCATATAGACCATGACGGCTCTTAACGCCGTTATATTTTTTTAAGATAGTATCAAATTCTCTTACTCTATCTGAACCTGCAACAAACGTTACATTAGAATATCCTTTATTGTATAATTCAGTAGCAATATCTAATATCATGTTTGAAGGGTTTAGCATTATGTTTCTAGCATGTCTAGGAAACATTTGTTTCATTGTTGCTAACTTAACTCTAGCATTCAATGGGTTTTTAGATGTGTCTTCAGATTTACTTAAATAAATTCTGTAGTCATCTGTTCTTTGTTGAGCCACTTTGTTAATAAGTTTTTCGTGTCCTATTGTAGGTGGATTAAATCGGCCAAAGGTAAATGCTATTGATCTACCCTTGGCCTCTTTTATTTTTGATAATGATTTCAGTTCATCTGGAGATATTTTACCATCTTCCATGATCTCGTTCAACTTTTTGAAAAATTTGAGATAATGATACTTTTCTAACATTTTATAAATCACATTTTTAGGAAGTCGGTTCTTAACGCCAAACTTTCTGATTTCGTCTGGTGACATGTCTTTGTCAAATGCATCCTTTCGGTCTGCATAAGTTTTGTCACCAATATCAATTAGAGTGTTAATAGAATCTTTAATCTCAGCTAACTTTTTAGAAATTAATCCTGACAAGTTTTCTATATCTGCACTTGTCAATTGCGATAATTCCTCATAATCAATCATATCTCGTACTAATTCACCTTTAACAACATCTATTTCAGAAACACGCTTCTGAAAATCCGCTACGTATTTTTCAGGTTCAAAGGTGCCAGGTTCTGGTTTTTTGATCCACTTGTTAGTGTCTATATCAAAAGTACCATCAGCCATGTCCCTTGCCTTATTAAATGTAGCAGGATCTATGATGGAAAAGTAGTTGATAGGATGCTCTGTGCCTGGTATATTTTTACCATTTATTTGTCCTTGATACTCTCTTATTTTTTCATGTACCTTTTCTTGTTCTGCTTTTGAACCAGGTATATCAAATAAGATATTAATATCAAGGTCTGCGTCAGCCCTATATTGTTTTGTTAATATACTACCGATTAGAGTATATTTAACTACTTTACCAAATTTTTCAAATGTCTTTATACCATCTAATGCCATTTGCTTAACAGATGGTTTTAATACTGGATTAGGTGTATCTGCTTTATCAAATACTCCTCTTGCATATGTCTTTCTAGGTATATCAATTATACTTTCTTTTAAAGACTTTCTTTTTAAATTAATTTTAGGATAAACTTGTTTTGCAATCTTCACACTTTCTTTGTGATCTGATGGATAATGCCAACCTGCAAATACTCTACCCATACCACATTCGTCAGCACGATCTATTAGTTCTGTTTTGTGTTCAGGATATTTCTCAGCATAGTATTCTGCAATCAATCTACTTTGTAAAGAGTGACCACTAGGATATGCTGGTGTCTTCATACTATCAGACTCTAAAGGCATTATATTAAACTTCATGCCTGTTGCTTCTGCGACTTGATATGGTCTTGCTCTTTCAAACTTATTCTTTAGTTTTTTAGCAATAGCGGCACCTGTTTCAGCAATCTTATCTGTATCTTTTGTATTAAGTTCTAAATTATTTTCTTTTAGATATTTTTCTATAGCGTAGTGTGCTTTAGGATCGTGGTCTTTTACTGATTGTTCTATTGCTTTATTTCTTTGTTTGAACATACCTTGCATTTCAACCATTTCTTTTTTAGTTGCAGCTGATGTGTTCTTACTAGGCGATGAGCAATGTACTTCGTCTATATTACCTGTATAGTGTTTAATAGGCTTTTCTTCTACCTTAGCGTGCCTAATATTTTCTATATCGTTAAACTTTTTAAATCTCATCTTTTACGAGCCTCTAATTCTTTTTTCATCCACTCTTTCGCCTTATAGTTTTGCACTGGCGATGTAATAAATTTTCTTACTACTTTACTAACTCTATTCATAGTTAGCGTTGTTAATTCTAAATCTGATTTATTGTTATCAACAACAATAAAATTACTCATACCAAATAGTCTTTGAAACTTACCTATGTTACTTTGAACACCATTCCAACTTGACTTTGTTATATACTCTGGTATAGTTCTCTCACGTCTAGCGTTTCTTGCTAATGCAACTTCTAAAGTTGTATTCACAAATATCATATAACAATCATAACCCATTTGTTTTAGCATGTTATGATTTCTAGCAATTATATCATAATCTCTACCTGTACTATCAATAACTAAACCAAGTCTACCTTCTACATATTTATCTAATTGTGAGATAGCAGTTCTTTTGGCTGCCTTTCTTACAATATCTCTAAAATATGTTTCTTCATCTGGCATACTTAAAGATAAGTTTGCCTTTTTTAAATTTCTTTCAAATGCAGCGTCTGAATTAACTACTTTCATTCCTGAACCTGCAAAGGCACTAGAAGTAACAAACGTTTTACCTGACCCAGGACCACCTGCAAGAAAGAAGGCTTTGAATATACCTGGATCGTAAAGACCTTCAGATAAGTGTTGTATAAAACTATTTACTCTCATTTTCTATTTTTCTTATAATTTCGTTAGCAGTTTCTTCAGGTGTACCACCCTCTGCTTTTATTTCTAAAAATCCTGGTCTACCTCTCATATATTCTATTACAGGACCTGTTTCTTTTTTATATAATTCTATTCTATTGTTTATAATTTCCTCTGTATCATCTGCTCTACCTCTTGCAAGTAATCTACGTAATACTTCATCTCTACTTACATCTAAAAATACTGCATAGTCATAACCTATTTCATTCTTCTCCATGTCTTCAACTTGTTGCATGTATCTAGGCCAACCATCTAATACATAACCTTGTGGTGATTGTTCTACTTTCTTTTTAATTAAATCTAATACTATCTGATTAGGTACAAACTCACCTCTATCAATAATACTTTTTGCAATCTTACCTATTTCTGTTCCTTTTTCTACTTCTTTTCTTAACATGCCACCTGGATAGATATGTGTAATATTAAAATGTTTAATTAAGTATTCTGTATATGTTGATTTGCCTGAACCAGGACCACCTAACATAACTATTCTCATTCTACCTAATTTTTCAAATATAAAATCTCTAAAAGTTTTCATCCTTTAATCCAATTCTTAGCAATGTTAAAGTTTGCTGTACTAAACTCTAATCTATCTACTAGTTTAACTGCGTTACCTAATCTATCTACAGCAACATAACCTTCTGGATTTGTTACTTCAAACCCATTGCCTTTTTGTAAAAACGTACCGATAGATTTAATTTGATTCATCTTACTAACTAAAAAGTTCTTAACTCTTTGTAGTGTAACATAACTTGCGATTGCAAAGTAAATATCATTTTCGTTACTATCAATAAATCTTAAACCATCGTTTCTTATCATCTCGTATTTCTTTTTAGCATTTGTTGTTTTCTTCCTTGACATCTCATCATCTAATACAGACGCATAATATTTTCTAAAATCAGATTGTAAATTTTTAACATTAGCAATAGTCTGACCATCTCTTATTTTTGTATTGAAAAATATTTTAAGTCTAGCGCCTACAGATAATAAATTTGTCTGTCTTCTTAATAGTTCTAATATTCTTTTACCTTTACCTAATGATCCCATAGCCATTCTTATCATACTATCATATTGATCACTTTCAGTTGTTGTAAATGTAGCAACACCTGAAGCGTCTTTGTATGAAGCGTCATCATAAAATACTGATGGCGTCTTTGCAAAACGATTTACATTGACGCCAAAGCTTGCTTTTAAATTAGCCATTTTTCTGCCATTGTAAGTAGTGTGAAAAATGATACCTAGTTTAGCTCTCATAATTTTTCTAGCAAGGTCAGTATTTTCTGGTACTGCATAAGTTATAGTGTTAGGTGTAAATGCAATAGCATCCTCACCTCTTATAGATACCTTTTTAATATCTCCTGGTGTAAATAACAAGTCGCCTTGTACAACACCTCTTATGCCAAGTTTTGGTAATTCTTTTAAACAGATAGATAGTTTATCTACCAAACCACCAGAGTGATTTTTTCTAATGTCTGATTGTGTATAATTGATTTTAGGAGTAACGTTGAATACTGATTTTGATCCAACAAAGAATTTACCGTTTTCAGGATTAACACCACAGAATACAGCAGGTGCACCATCCCATTTAACAGATACATTTAATTTTCTACGTGATGATCCTACTAACATGTTTCTTATAGATTTAAGAAACTCAATAGCGTTGATACCACCTTGATATCCGTTATTAATAATTTCGTCTTCTAAATGTTCTAAATGAGTATTTTTCGCCTCATTTAAGTATTGTTTAAAACTATACATATCTCTCCACTATACCCATTATATCAAAATTTTTGCTTAAAGTCAAGCAAAAAATAGCACTATTTCCATTAATAAATCACTACTTACTAGACTATTTATACTTAACTAGACCCACATTCCGTCTTTAAGATTGCCTCAAAGTCTTTTGCAAGACCGCCTTGAAACTGCGGTCTACTTGTAAATGTACCTTTGTATCTAACTTGTAAATCTAGTATTTTTGATTGTCCTCTAACTAGGGTGAGATATATTTTAGCTGCATTTGATTTAGCAGATAATTCTTCGTTTACTACAACTGCAAACTTTTCGTTTTTTGCTTTCTTTTCAATTCTTGTTAGACCACATAAAGTTGTTTTCAATGCCTTTACACTTGATGGTAAAATTTTTACTTCACCTTTAGGCGACACATCACCTATACCTGTTATCAAAGCAAAATCAAAATCTTTACCTTTTATCTTTTTAGCGTCTAATTGTTCAAATAATTTTGTTTTTAATATTATGTTAAGTAGAGTCTCTGCTAATTCATTTGAATATTGATCTACTACTTCTCTATATTTACTCCATAATGGATTCTTTTTATCAGCCAAATCTTTATTGACAAAAAATCTCATACTCTTTGGATCTTTAGTATTGTCATCTAAATAACCTTTTTTAGATGTTGCATAACCTTTTGTATCTATGTATCCTTTGTCGCCAAATTGTTTTTTATCTTTGCCTTTTGACTCATATAAATCTTTATCGCTTAATCTTTTGTAATTGTTAATATCTTTCTCTAATAGTATTTTTTTCTTTACTGCTTTTCTTATTAGACCTGAAAAATATTTAATTCTTAAATCAACTATTTCTTGTTTTAACTTGTCGTATTCTTTACCTTCAAAGACACTAGAAAAGGCTTTGTTTATAAGAGTAGGGTCAGCAGCTTTAACGTCTTTCTTTTTCTTTAAAGATACACCAAAAAACTTTTTCTTATCTGCTGAAACTATTATATCAGATGAATTGTAATCTTCAAAACCAAAAGCACTAACTTTAAAGGCTTCTACATCTTTAGGAAATATATTACCTGTCATATAGACGGTTAAAGGACCTGAAGCCTTTTTCATATACTGCCTAATACCTTTAGCAGCAGATACACCTACGGCCATATCTTTAATAAATTTGTCGTTTAGTTTTGCATTAAAACCTGTAAAGGTTTTTTGATCACCGAATTGAATATCTTTTTTTGCATTGACAACTTTCTTGCCTTTGTCAATCAATTTTTTTAAATCTAGTTGATTTTTTACTTTTTCTAAATCTGATAAATTAGATTGCAAAGCAACTGCTGTCATTATTTCAGACGCTTCGTAAGCCATAGTTTTCTCTCCTATGTACTATTTATCTACTACGACCTCTACTTCTAGCAGGAGAATTATAATTTGTCTTGCCTTTATCTAGTATCTTTTCTTTTGTACCTCTACAATCAAAGAAAGGTGGGAACCCAAAGACACCAAATGTCTTATGTTTATTTTGAAATTTAGTAAGTTTCTTTACATCTTCCTCAAAAAAGGACTCTTGTAATACTAACTTACTAGGCATTTCAACGCAACGCCAAAGTATATCACCGTTTATTTTGACCATTTCAGTCTTATAATATATTGATGGTTTTCTTTTTCTTTTTGTTGCCATATTATCCTACATGTTTAGTATTAATTTAGCTTCTTCACTTAACATATCTCTACTAAATGGTGGAGTATGTGTAACAATTACTTTTACATTTCCTTTACCTGCAACACGTTCAGTAGCTTCTTTTATATTGTTACTTATTATATCAGCTGCTGGGCATAACATAGAGGTTAGTGTGTGAGTAATTGTAACTTTATCTTCTTTTATATCAATGTCGTAAATCAGTCCTAAATTAAATACATCTACTGAAGGCATTTCAGGATCATAAACGGTTTTTAATTCTTTTATTATGTCTTCTTTCATTATACTTTAAAATCTGAAAACTTATCATACACGTCCACAGATTGTGGGCCTGATGGTTTCTCAATCTTCTCCTTACTTTCTTGGTTACTATCTACAATCTGTTGAGCAGATTGTTCTACATCATATAATCTCATCTTACTTCTATCTACACCTATAATAAAAGCACGATTGACAGCAGGATCATTATAACGATTCTTTAATTGTTTAACTTTAATTTGACCTAGTTCTTCTAATTCTTCGTTTGATATTAGAGCAAACATGAAGTCAGCAGTTGCAGGAAGGCCAAATGATTCTGAAGTATCTTCTAAACCAACATCACTTGACAAATAACCAGATCTGGTTGTTTGAGTCGCACTAACTATTGGTACATCATATTGTACTGCAAGACCTCTTAATTCTTCAGCGATTGCCTTAACATAGAAATATGAAGATATATTACCACCTTTAAATCTACTTGATGAACAAATATTTAAATAGTCAATGAATACTATATCAGGTTTAAATGATTTCTTTAGAGCAAGTTCATCTATCAATGATTTGAAATGACCAGCATGAGCAGCTGCTGTAGGATATTCTTTGATAATTAGTTGACCATTAATTTTGTTTTGTAGTTTAGATGTTTTGTTATCGTATATCTCTTTAGGCATTTCATAAAGATCATCAATTGTAACATCTAATAAGTTAGCGTCAATTCTTTCTGCGATACGTTCTTCAGCCATCTCTAGTGTAATATACAATACATTCTTACCTTGTGATATAACACTACTAGCAAGATGACACATAAACAAGGACTTACCAACACCAGTACCTGCAAGAGCAACGTTAAGTGTTTTAGGTGGTAGACCACCTTTAGTTATTCTATTGAAGTATGAAAGATCAAACTTTAATCTTTCTTCTACTCTATGGTAATAATTAAATCGCTCATCTGTCATGGCAAGATAATCATGCCCTATATGTTTATCAAATGAAACTCCTAATGCGTTTGATAAGATACTAGGTATTGCCTCTGGTGTATGTTTCTTATCTTTACCATCAATGATTTTGATACCTTGTAATACTGCATTATACACAGCACGATCTTTACACCATTTTTCTGTTGTATCTAACAACCATTGTTGTTCAACTTCCTCATGTATTAATGAGTTCAATAATGTTTTTGTATTTTTATATTCGTCTTCGGTAAGTGTCTTGTTGTTAGACAACTCAATAGCGATTGCTTCTTTTGTAGGTAGGTTGTTGTACTTGACAACAAAAGCATTTATAATTTTAAATAGAGTTACTTCATCTCTATTTCTAAAAAAATCTTCTTTAATGAAAGGTATTGTTCTTCTGGTAAAGTCTTCATTGTGGATTAGATTAGATAATAATGTTTTTTCAAAATCAGACATAATGTAGATAACTTCCTATAATGTACTTTGGTTGATTGATAGGCTTTTCACCTGTATGTTTAAAGGTCCACAATGGAGGAAACACCAAGACTTTACCTGCTTCAGGTTTGATCTTAATATCGTAATCAGGAAATGTTGTTTCGCCGCCATCATTGTTATTTAAATACATAAAAAAAACTAAAAATCTTCTTGCACTATTATAGTCTGTGACATCCACATGTGTCTTAAATTCATCTTCACCGTTAGGTTCATACTTCTTAAATCTTATCTGTTCAAAACCAAATTTATTTGGCCATTGTTTTATATTATCTATATTAACATCTTTTGTATATTTGTCAATAACCTGTCGGAGTTTAGGAAAGATAATACCTGTGTACTCTTTCCAGTCATTATGCATACTAATATTGATTTCAGTAAATGACATATGATTATCTACGATAGTTTTAGTTTGTTGAGTCGGAGAATCCTCAAACTTATCTATCAAGTGCTGACATTGTTGCTTATTAAGCACATTCTTATACGTGCATATGTAATCACTTTTGAAATCTAATCGTGCCATCTTCTAATTGTTTTTCTACCACTTCTATTAATATATCGCCTATGTAATTCCTAAAATCTTCACTTGTTGTATCAATGTTATTAGGATTTACCTTTACATCATAATCAAACTTTAAAGGTATCTCACCCTTATCATTCTCTTCCGAGGCAAACTTTACATGCCCATACGTGTATATTATATCTTTATAGTTGCCTTCTACAATCTTTATGCAACTAAAATCATCAACATCACGTTGAGCAAAGACGTATCTATTCTGCGCCATAGAGGAATTCTTTTTTGGCTGCCTCGTCAATTTGAGCGAGAACATCTTTAGTATAGAATTTATCAGGTTCATTATTGATAGTTTTTGCATATTGTTTTGATCCGTCAGGTAACTCTACCCTTGTTGATACTGATTTAAATATACCATGCTTAATTGCAAGTTCTAATAGACCATAGTGTTGATCTAGGCCTTTGTCGTAAGTTAGTCTTACATCAATCATAGCATTTTCTTTTGTAAGCCTTGATTTATAATTCTTACAATGTATTACATTACCTATAATTTCTTTACCATCTTTTTCTTTTCTTTTAGA